GAAAAATAAATTTAGAAATGCTGTGTAACTTCAGATATGTAATTCCAATTGGAGGCACAGCAAACACGACAACTGGAAGACAATCAAGTTGGACAAGCGGTAAAGAAATAAAGATGCAAGTCAGACGGTTTGGTACTGGTAATGAGCCTAGAATACACGAAACCCGTTATTGGGATGGTGCTAGTAATAATGTGTTTCGCAGACCAACTTTAACCATTACTGCTTTAGGGTAGGAGAGACAGATATGGCACTTATAAAATTAAACAATCAGTCTCTCACGGCAGTCACATCTGCTGGTTTGCCTAGTGGCTCTGTGTTGCAAGTTAAGTACACTCAATTCACTGGTACAAATAATGTTGCTATTTCTAACTCAGCAACAGGCACAGCCCTTGATGATTTAGCAGTTAATATTACGCCTATTTCAACTAATAGCATAATCTTGTTAACTGCTTTTATTAATGGTGAGTTTAGCGCAACTACTTCACAAGATGTGGTTGCATTTTTCTTTAAAGATAGCACTAAATTAGCTGCACCCGCAGCGGGAAACAGACCAGTAGGTATTCAAATGGGTGCAAATATTAGTTGGTACTTAGATAACAATGCTTCAACGCCCGAAGGGTTCCACTATTCTTACTTTGATACACCAAGCACAACATCACAAATAACTTATAAAGTAGGTTTGCGAGTTACTTCTGGTTGTAATTACAAAATTAACAGAACAGAAGGTGACTCTGACGCTGATAGCAATGAACGTGGTGTGTCATTTATTAGCGCAACGGAAATCGCTGGCTGATGAACAACAACTTGCACACAGATATGGCTATTGCTACTGGCGCAATTACTAGCCCTGTTTGGCTTGAACCACTAAATGAGTGGATGGCGTTAGCCTTTACTGTGTTAGGTATTGGTCTTGCGGTCATACGCATATATCAAAGCCTAAAGAAGAAAGAAGATGTTTAAGGCTATTGTATTAGCCTGTGCGATAGCAAATCCTACTCAGTGCATTGAGTTCCACGACATAAGAGGCCCATACTTTACCCACAAAGAATGTAAGAGTCGTGCATTAGAAATGGGTAGAGATGTTGGTGAGATGGCTAATGGCTTAATGCCAATTTCATGGCGTTGCCAACCTTTAAAAGAAGGGATGTTATCTTAATGGAGCCAATAAGCACAGCACTTGCTGGCATTGCATTAGTACGTCAAGCAACTGAATTTATTAAACAAAACATAAGTACAGCAAAAGATATTGGTCAGATAGCTGGGCAGATTGATGCCCTGTTTACTGGTCAAAAGCAAGTACAGGAAGCCAGTAATAAAAAATCTGGTGTTGGTATTGCAGATCAGTTTGGTGTTCAAAGTGTTGCACAGGAAATGATTGACGCAAAGATAGCTGCTGAGAAGCTACAAGAAGTAGCGAACATGGTTAACATGCGTTTTGGCCCTGACACTTGGAAAGAAATACTTGCTGAAAGAAACCGAAGAATACAAGAAGCAAAAGAGGCAGAATTAAAATCTAAAAGAGCTGCTCAGAAAGCTCACGATGAAATGATCGAAAACATAAAAATAGGTGGTTTGATTGTTTTAGTAATGGCTATTGCTATATTCCTGTTTTTCTTCCTATTATTTAGCGCAGCAATGGCAAGCACGTTAATTAAATAGGGGAATCATTTTGTCAGAAAGTAAAATGGACTTAATCATACAAGCTTATGAGCTTGTTAAAGAGCATGGTGGCACAAGAAGCGCATCAAGAGAGTCAGGTATTGCTAGAAGCACTTTGCAGTACAGACTGAGAGCTGGTAAAGCTGCTGGCATTATTGATGATGCTGACATTGGATATACATCCCCTGTTAAAATAGACGATGATATACCTGTTGATGACATTGTAGATCATTTGCACACAAGGTTTAAGCAGCGCAAGAAACATCGTGAGTCAAAGAAATGGTCTAAGATCAGGATGCACACAGACGAGCCTATTGGTTTGTTGTGGTTAGGCGATCCTCACATTGATGACAATCATTGCGACTGGGATTCCCTTAGAGAGCATCTTGATATAATCCAAAGCAACGAAGGTATTTATGGTTGCTCACTTGGAGACCAGCAGAATAACTGGGTGGGTAGATTAGGGCGTCTTTATGGCGAACAGGATACATCACACAAAACAGCTTGGAAGCTTGTTGAGTGGTTGATCGAAGAGATGAACCCTATGGTTCTAATTGGAGGCAATCACGATATGTGGTCTGGTGCTGGTGATCCATTAAAGTGGATGGCACAGACAGATTGTTTGTTTGAGAATTGGGAAGCTAGGATTGCCCTAACATTCCCTAACAAACGTGAGTGCCGGATTGTAGCAGCGCATGATATGCCTGGGCATAGCCAGTGGAATCCATTACACGCACAGATTAAAGCTGCAAAGTTTAAGTCTAATGCTCATCTTTACATCTCTGGACATAGACACAACTGGGCATTAGCGCATATAGAGCTTGTTGAGCAAGAAACTACAGCGTGGTTAGCAAGGGCTAGAGGCTACAAGTATCACGATACATATGCGTTTGTGAAAGGATTTGAGCAACAGAAATATGGTCAGGCTATTCTTCAGGTAATAGATCCGACAAATCCATCCGAGGTGTCATGGGTACAATGTTTTGCTGATCCTCATGAGGGTGCTGAGTATTTACAATATCGTAGATCGCTTCGCAAGTAACGGCGGCATAACCAGCTATGTCAACCCAAGAGTCAAAGTGAGTAGGATCATTCTGTAATCTGGAGAGTTTATTAAGTATATGCAAAGCACCAACATCGAAAGCAGATATAGGGACACCTAGATGAGCTTCATAAAGAGACGCTGCTATGTTAAAATTGTCCAATGGGCTACCGTAACTTTCACCACGTTCTTTTACTGCATCTTTGGCTTTAGCTAAAATAATATTTCTTAGAGGTTCATCCATAATACACCGAGGTTTAAATGAGTGCCGAGACAATATTAAAGCTTAAACTGCTACCAAGAGCAATGATGTTTATTATGACAATCATGTATATTCGTGTAGTGGAATGGGGGATGAGTTTGGAAACTATTAGCACACAGCAAAGTGCAATGGTCAGCGTTGTGTCTGGTGCTATGACAGGTGCATTTGCAGTATGGCTAGGAAGTGAGAAAAAATGATACAAGCACTGATAGGCCCTATAGCTAGTCTAGCTGGGTCATGGATGGAATCAAAGGTAGAGCAGACCAAAGCCAAAGGAGTTGTTGCTAAAGCAAAAGCAGAAGCAGAGGCGCAAGTTATGGTTACTGCTGCTACACATGAAGCTGGCTGGGAAAAGATCATGGCTCAGAGCAGCGACAATAGCTGGAAAGACGAGGCATGGACTGTACTTTTTATTGCCATAATTGCTATGTGCTTCATACCCCCGCTACAGCCGTTTGTTGAGCGTGGCTTTGATGCTCTTGCCAGAACGCCTAGCTGGTTCCAATACGCAGTTTACGCTTCAATAGCTGCTAGTTTTGGACTTCGTAGCTTGAAGGGAATGAGAAAGTAAAATCTTAAACACGTCATCTGGATGTGATTTATTGTTTCTTTCCCTAAATGATTTAAACTCTCTTGGCGTTCTTAAATCTATACCAAGATCCTTATCAACAATTGTGATTGTTTCTAGGTTGTAGTATTTGCCTACAGAGTCTTCTTGTGCATTTGGATCATCTTCAAACATAATGTGAATAGCCCTCGTTACTTCTTGTGATAACATTTACGGACAACATTAGGCATGTTGTTCTCCCTAGAACCTGAGACTCCCCTTGACTGGGGGGTCTCTTTTTTATATCATCTCTAAATCACTTGTCCGACTCGGCAGTGGTGGGGAAAGAGAAGGGGGTAGCTTTAAGCTGCTCCCTTTTCTGATTCAAAGAAGTAAGGTCTGTAGTCCTCAATATCTTTGTAAAATTTGTGCAATAAAGCAAGCTCAAACCTAGTGCCTATAAACTTAACATCATCATTGATGTCTGTAATCTTTGTTTTAGGCGATACTGATTCACCTTCCTCGTCTGTGCCAAGGATTAGTGCGTTACCAGCAAGAGGCGTTGGGTAGTTCTTGTGAATCCAGAAGTATTGATCTTCTACATACAAGCCTTCGTCATCTACAAAAGCAACGTCTTCATTTTCATATAATCGAACAACATCAAAAGCTCTGGCGTCACCAAGGAATGTATAGATATCCTCATAGTTGCCTGAGTATTTGGCAGCAGAAATTTTTTGGTCTCTAGGGTTGATTAAGTAAGCAAGCATTTTTACTCCTCCCCACCACTGTTGGTTGGGTTAGTTGATTAATACGATGTCCTCTCCATCACCGTCGTGGAGAGCTTCAATCATTATGTGGCATATACCAGCGACCTCACCTTCAGTCATCCAACGTGAATGACCCCATTTCATGTAAGTGCTTTTGCCACGTTTTTCATTTGATAGAGTTACGGTTATCATCATCTCATCAATCTCTGTGAAATCAATAGATACGAAAAGCTGTCTGTAGTCACCGTCTTTACCTTTGCCAGTGATCCACAGACAGTTTTCCACAGCGTATGATTCTGATGATAGGATTACAGCAGATGCAGCAAGCAGCCTTTGTAAATTTCTGTCAGAAAATACTTGCATCTGTCATCTTTCTTTTTGCTTCTACAAGCTTATGATCGGGCTTGTGTATTATTTCAGCACGAGAAATATAACATTGGTAGCATTTTGTGTTGCCCGCTGCGTCAACTACAAAGCCACCTGTGCTACAATTTATCCATGCAGCACAGGCTTGACACAACTCTTGCCTATGCAGCTTTGAGCTTGTTTTTCGCTTTCTTGAACTCATCAGTTACCTGTGTTTTAGCTGCTTTACCAAGAGTGCCAATTGCATCTGCATGTTTACGCCATGCGTTATCTATTTCTCCAATTGATTTGGCTTGGCTAAAGTCTTCGATAACAAGAGAATAGTCAACCTCGTCAAGATCCATAGGAAGATCCTCACCAGCATATACATTAAGGCCAAGACCGTGGAAAGCAATGGCTTTGACAAGGCAACGCTGTAGAGCTTTGTTGACTTGACCGCCATCTGGATGCTGAACGGATTGATTTTTGTGATCCATAACGTAATGAATCTCTGTATGAGATACACTTTCGATGGTCACTGTAACTGCAACATATGTATGACCTTTAGTGTCACGCATAAATGGCAGCGGATTGTCCTGATTGTCTTTGAAGATATGCTTCTCAAAGGTAGCAGTAGGATACTTTTCTTTGACAAAAGCCCAGGCCCATGCCCAAGACAGATAGTCAAAGCGACCCTTCTGCTCTACTTCTTTAGATACATCAAAGCGTGATAGATTGTGCCAGACTGAATCAGTCATCATTCTTCTCCTTAGGTGCAGTGTGAGTACAAGTGAGTGTGCCAGATCGTGAGCGTGTAACTCTGATTGAGTGGCCTTTCATGTTGCCACCTAGATCATAGTCCATCTTACGACAGTTGTTAGGCATTAACTCTTTAAACATATCTTTGGCTTCATCACTGACTTTGACAACTTGCTTTGCGTCAATGATGCTTTGTGCTGCGAAACCAAACTTGTGATCCATCTCGTCATCAAAGCCATCGAGGTCACGCATATTCATAACGAACATGTCGCTGTGGTCAACCGGAGGCATAGAGATAGGATCGTGTAGTGTATGGCCTTGGTAGTACGACCAGAAGGACTTGCAGTTAGCTAGGTAGTCTTCACACCAACGCTCGTCCTTGTTAAGCATACGCCATTCTATGCGGCAACGAACGCCGAACAGAGCAACGAAGTAGCAGCGGTCAGCACCAGACACAATCATGTGGTGCTGGCATTGAGGCGCATAGAACTCTGCTAGCTCATCTATGTCTTTAAAGCCGAAGTGCGCCTTGATCTCCAGAGGAGCATTATCGCCAACAACACGCCCATCAAAGGTAGAATGGAGAGGCACATT